AAATGCAATCAAAAAACTTGGTGCAATCAATCCCTTACCACATGAATACAATACGTTAAGATTAGACTACATAGATAAGATAGATGTAAAAAATCCAAAGATAGTTCATCACACTGGACAAAAGGGAAACAACGTAATAAGGGAGTTGATAAATGCATGAATATAAAGTAAAAGTTTTAAGAGTAGTAGACGGAGATACGGTTGATGTAGATATTGACTTAGGGTTTTCTACATGGTTGAAGAAACAAAGAATTAGATTATATGGTATCGACACACCAGAATCCAGAACCAGAGACTTAGAAGAAAAGAAATACGGTAAAATGGCTTCTAACTTTTTATCAGATGCAATCAAAGATGCAGAGGTTGTTGCACTACGTACCCACAAAGACTCAAAGGGTAAGTATGGTAGAATACTTGGAGAGATTATTTGTGACGGAGTAAACATTAATCAAGTTATGGTAGAAACGCATCTTGCAGTCGCATACTTCGGACAATCAAAAGAAGATATTGCAGAACAACATTTGCAAAACAGAGAACTTATTGACCACCAAACTTTATTTGGACATAATGAATGACAAACAGAATAAATGTTTTAGGTAATGGAAACCATGCGGGACTCTTTAAAAGAGGAACGGAAGGTACATTACTAATTTGTAATATGCCACCTATGGAACTACCACCGAGTGAAGTCTATGCAACTTGTATGGTGGATTATAAAATGATGCAAGCATTACAACGAGGTCAGTTTGCATTAGATAGTTATGATTGGATACTTGGTACAAGACCAAGACACTATATGGAAATGCAAGGTGGTTTCTATATGCGATACGCACAAAACATCAAAGGGTTCTATCCACATGTTCCTGAGTATGCTGGTAATGCAACTAACTTTAGTTGTGGACACTTTGCGGTTCACTATGCATGTAATGTAATGAAAGCAACCGAAGTCCACATATATGGATTTGACTCTATCTTTGAAATGGATTTAACTTCTTGGACAGATACTATACTTGGTTCAGATAGAAGTACAGAGAATACTGTACGTCTTTCCAACAATTGGAGACCTATCTGGCCTGAAATGTTTAAAGAGTTTCCTGATATAAAATTCTATCTATATCATTCACACGATAATATAAAAATCCAGATACCAGACAATGTCTCCATTGTAGTTGCGACTAGTAAAGAGTCGAAAACGAATACAAAGTAAAAGGTATGATTACTGGTAAAACAACATATGCAGTCAATTTTAGTACTTCACAGGCGTGACAAACCGTGTCCGTTTCTTTTAGGTGTTCAATTTTTTGCACTATGTTCTTCGCACCAGCATATAACTGAGCTGTGGTCATAGTGTCTCCTATATAAAGAAAAGTTATAAAAAAGTTATTTATCTATAACTTTTCAAGTTTCTTACACTACTATATATACAAATGATATTTTCTAGAAAATTGGAATGAACTGTTGACTTTTATTTCTTTCAAATGCCATACGACTTGCTTCTCTAAACATTTCACTAAATCCCGCATGATGTTGTCCATTATCAATTAAGTCTTTAAGATTAGTGCTACTATCCAATCCATATTTTTCAATTGTAATTTGTGCCTTTCTATCTCTTGCAGATATCATAGTTGGATTACTTATGTCGGAGTCACTATACATTAAGTATGGATTAGAACTACAAAAACCTTCTTCCATAATTTTTGAAGCATCTGAGTCATTATTATTATCTAAAACAAAACCCCAATCCATTGATTGTTGATAAGATTTAAATTCATGTAAACTTTGTAATGCTTCTTCGTTTGGAGTTCCTTCAATTCCACGATACCAAGTATCTCCCCAAGTTTTACTCAACCCGTCTTTTAGATTAAAAGTTGGTCTCCACATATCATGCAATAAAAAGTCATCTTTGCAATATCTTTTAAAATCATCTTTAATATCTTCTGCACGGAACACTGTACCTTCTTCTGGTCTATCATGTCCGATTAACTGCACGACATCAAACTTTCCTACATGATTTGGTAAATCAGTTATAGTAAAACCATTATAAGTATTATCTCCGAGATTATATGGTTTTGATTGTCTTGCAAAGGTAGGTTCAAACCCATATTCATAAAAAACTTTTTCTAACAGTGAGTATTCTTTAGGAAGTGCAATAGTTATAGAATGATATCCATTGACAATTTTTTTCCAGATAGGCCAGAAACACGCAGTTAGAATAGGATTGGGTGTAAAATTATGAGTTGGATTAAATGCATTATAATCTGGTGTGGTATTCGCAATATCATAAAGTGCTTCAACTTCATCTTCTTTCCAGTTAGGTATCATTAATATATCTCTTCTTTCCCCATAAAGTCCTACACAAGTTTCGTATATTAAAGCACTTATGTTAAACATTGTACGACTTATCGTATTATAAGGTATTGCTTCTGGGTTCAGTTTATTATTTTCGTTATTATAATAATCACGAAGAACCCCTAAAAAATTTCTATGATTATATGCTAATTGATATCCATTTGTTTCATAACTGGATACTATATTCCCAGTTTTCTTTCTAGGAAGAATAACTGTAAAATTTCTTAATGTTTTTTTTGATACTTTATCTAGTATACTCATACTATCCCTTATATATTTTTTGAATGTGGTCTTCAAATGACTCAATCTTTTCTAAACGATTAGGCCACTTAATCAACTCCTTCTCAGGATTTGCTTTTAAATTATTAAGTAATGGTTGTATCGCACTGAACAGTTTATCAAGTTTATCTTGTGTCTGTTCTGCAGTAGTAGAGGACTCAGATACCTTTTGTTCAATCTCCTGAACTGTATCGAGTTCGTCTTCGTCTACTAGGGTAAAACCAAAATCAAATATCTCTTCACTCATATTAATACCTTGTCCACTTATTAATTAGTCTAATTGCAGTATATACAAATAAACCACCGAATACATAAATTGCACCTTCAATCCAACCAATGTTAGTTAGTAATTGTTCTAATGCACTGAAATCTATATCCATATCTATCTCCTTTAATATAGTATTTATACTTGACATATTCTGTATGAGTCGGTATAATTCACATATGACTCAGATTTTTAATAGAGGGGGTTCTCTACGATATGATATGAAAGGTAAGAAAAGAAAGAACCACCTTGCAAATCCAGTGAAAAGAAAGGTACATATAGGTACAAGTCAAAGTACTAAAGTATCTGTAGAAGAAGTTAAAAGAAAACAGAAAGAAAGAGAAGATGCAAAGAAAGACTTCTTTGAGAGACTTAAGAATTCTGTAGGTAATAATAACAAACAAGAAAGAAAAGTATATTCGGGAGAGAGAAAGCTCATGGGTATCGCAACGATGCACAAGTCTAACGCAGTTCCCGTATTTGAAGATGATAAAAAACTTGCAAAAGATATTGCAAAAATGCGAAGATAATACTTGACATTTTGTGTATGTCTTGGTATAATAACAACATAATTGAGAGGTAATATGAGTGAACAATATTTAGAAGAAAGAGTCCAAGATTTCTTGGATAGTGAGGTTCTTAAAGGAGATAGAGAAAAGGTTCTTTATCTTAGACTTTATAATAGGTTAAGACCTTTTAAACAGAAAAAAATATTTTCTGACCAACTTGCGTTTAGATTTTTTGAAAGAGATACTAGAGAAGACTACGACTCTTTGGGTTTTGGTGGTATTAGTGATGTTGTTGAACAAAGTCAAATGATTCAAGAATTCTATGACAACGTAAAACAAGACGATTATTATGCAGATTACTTTGAACAAGATTACAACAGATACAAAGTTGAACTTATGTTGTCAGACCCAGTTAAGTTAATCTCTACTTGGAGAGCAGAAGAAAGTGTAGAGGTTTCTGAGAAGTGAGATATATAGTTTATGCCGCAATAATCCTAGTACCATGGGAGATTGCACTTATTATTTTAATTACGAGAGGTATTATATGATAGAAAAAGAGGATTGTAAAACTCTAGAAGAGTATTGTGAGAAAGCAACACAACACTATAAAGACAAAGGGTATTCGCATACTCCATTACATGCTCAACTTTCTTTTTATCAAGAGAGTGATGTTAACACACTTGAAGAAGCTATCAAGTGGGATTTATATGGAGAGTATTCTGATTGGTATAAATCCACTCATGGTTTCAGACCTAGATTTGATTTTAGAGAATACTCTATTGAAGAACTGAAAAAAATGATTGACGACCAATACAATGCGTATTGCAGACATATAGAAGCAGAAAAAAGAACTGAACAAAAGAATTGGAAAAGATATCGTCAAAAAATGATACAAGAGTCAAACTACTTCGGTATTCCACTCAAAGAAAGAATTGAGGAAGATATCAGAAAATCTGATGTTATGTACGGAGACAGTGGTAAAGTAGATTTAGGATACTACTGTTTTAAATTCGGTTTACCTAGTTGTAAAAAATATATTATCGCAAGAGTATTAGAACAAAAACTTAAATACGAATACGGAGATGCGTTAGTTCATGTGGAGCCAATATAATGTTAGGACTTGTTTTTAAAACAAACGAACAAGGAGACGAACTTCTTCGGAGTAGACAAGACGAACCTATGTCAAGTAGGTGGGTCATTAAAAGGAATAGTGGAGAAACCATTCAGTTGAATGCGTTTCATTATCGTTATAAAGATGCAGAAAAAATATTCGATAGTGTCTAATTTTATCTTGACAATTTTGACTGCGTCAGTTATAATAGGTGTTTTATATTTAATTGGAGTAGTATAAATGAGTGAAGATTGGAGAATGGATAGTGATGAAAGACAACAACTAAAAGATTATTTTAGTGATAGGAAAAGTATTCCTTATTCTAAGTTTCAGTTAGACTATCCTGACGCAGTAAATTCTAAGTCTTGGGGTAGAGAGAAACCACTGTATTGGAGTTCTTACAAAAGAGTATTAGACCAATTAGAAGAAGACCAATGGGTACTTGATGTTGGTTGTGGTATCAATCCACTTAAATTCTTTCACAAGAAAACTTACGGTATTGATATTACCGATGTTGGTTCTGACGAACAAGTTGCAATCGAAGATTTCTTAACTCCTAGAGTCTTTGATGTTGCAGTTTGTTGGGGAAGTATTAACTTCGGACACTATCAACTGATTGAGAAACAAATAGAAAATCTTGTGCAAGTAATGAAAAAACCTAAATCAGTTATCTATTGGAGACTCAACCCAGGCATGGCTGACCACGTTGACGAAAGGTGTCAGAACATAAATTTCTTTCCTTGGTCAAGTGAGTTGATGTTTGAGTTTGCAAACAAACACGGTTATACCATTACAGAATTAATGCCCGATGAAAATAGAATATATTGTAAGTGGGAAATAGGAACTGAACATATGTGTCATTCGGGAATTTCTGAACCTAAGTTTATGTATGGAGATAAGTAAATGGAATATTTAGGAATTGAGGGTTATCTTGGATATTTACTGATGATGTGTATTGTCAGTTTTGTATTGATACTATGTACAATACTTTCTTTACAAGATAAAAGAATAAAAAGATATAAACTATCTGAGATAACAAAAGATAGAATACCCAAACCACAAAAAGGTGTATGGGATATGCAAGGTACAGTAAAATATACAAAGGGAGATAATACATGAATATATTTTATCTAGATAATCACACACATAGATGTGCGAAACAACATTGTGATAAACATGTTGTCAAAATGATTATTGAGTATGCACAACTATTGTCTACTGCACACCGTGTGATAGACGGTATTCCATACGAAGATAAAACTGCGAATGGTCGTAGAATTAAAAGGTGGAAAATGGTAAAGAACTCCAACATGGAAGAAACTCTTTACAAGGCCGCAATGGTCAACCACCCGAGTGCGATATGGGTCAGACAAAGTTCTAGACATTACAAATGGTTGTATCGTCTCTTCATGTGGTTATGTGTTGAGTATACTTATCGTTATGGTAAGATACATGCAACCGAAAGATTACTTGGAGACTTACTTGGATACACTCCAAAAGGATTAGAGGATAATGGTTTTACCGAACCACCACAATGTATGCCCGATTACTGTAAAGTAAAAGGAGATACAATCGAAGCATACAAGAACTACTATATCAATGAGAAACAGTATTTCGCAAAGTGGACAAAACAACAAGAACCCGAATGGTACACCGAAGCTACGGGAACATATAGTTCATATGCCAGTTAAGTTCTTAGAACTCGATAGAGTCGATGTAGTCCACAAACTTGTTGAAAACATAGTGGATATCGAGTTCATTAAAGAAAAGGACATACAACTCAGGAAAATGCGTTGTACACTAATGGATACAGAAATACCTGATGATAAAATGCCTAAGTCAGAAATGTTATGGAATTATCAAGACACTGATAAAGTCATTAAAGTCTTTGATTTAGACCTTCAACAATGGAGAGCATTCCGTCTAGAGAATGTAACACGATTTGACATTTCTTGTTGACTCGTGTATAATGGCTAACATAAACTAGAAGAGGTGTATGTATAAATATGATTAGAGAACCATTTGTGAGAAAGAAAAAAGTATATAAGAAGAACCCCGAACCATTTGAATGGGAACACGGTAGTTATAAAGCTGGGGAGATAATAGATAATGCATGGGTGTATTATGACTACTTTGGAGAAGAAGAAAATCCTGAGAAGAATAGATTTGAAGAAAACACTCAGAAGTTTAGTTACAAACTCATTGACGAAAAGTACAACGACTACAGAAGTCTTATCCTAACACCAAAGTATTTAAAGATACTCATGAATGAAACGGGTCTATCTGACCAAGAAGTAAAAGAGTACATTTGTGATGTAATCATGAAAGAAGAGAATGACAAAATCCGAGAAAGAAACAATCAAAAAGCAAAAGAAAGAAGAGAACGTAACGGAAGATAATTTTCTTACTCGTAAGAAGTTTACCGCAATGGTTCTTGAGTCTGTACAAAGAGACAACCATTCTTATATAGATGCAATCGTACATCTATGTGAAAAGAATAACATTGAGATAGAAGATATTAAGAAGTATATCTCTCCCGCAATCAAAGACCATTTAGAAGCAGAAGGAATGAGTCTAAATTTACTACCCAAAGGTAATACCTTGTTTTGAAAACGGGTAAGGTTATACAACAAGAAGATATTCAAGACATATTAGAGTTAACAAAAATATCTAATATATCTGAAGCTCCAACTGCGGGTTCAAACTTAAACAAGTGGAGAAATAGTTTAAAGTATCAAATTGATTATCAGTTGTTTCCCGAACTATGTAAAACAATAGAAGACTTTATTAATGACGGAACAAAAGTAAATCAGTTGGATTTATTACTTTATAAAGAAGGTCATTACTATAAGAAACATAAAGATGTTATCGAAGAAAGAAAAAGAACTTGGACATCTATAACTATGATTGACAAAAAAGATTTGAAGGGTGGGGAAATAGTAGTTTATAATAAAGATAAAAACATTATTGATTTAGACATTGGAGAAACTGTTATTTTTAAATCAAGTCTTTATCACAAAGCAAAAAAAGTTTTACACGGTACTCGTTTAGTTTTAGTTGCATGGTTAAATTAGTACTTGACAATACTTGTATAAATAAGTATAATACACAACGATTTACATTATGAATAAAGTGGACAAACAGAAGACAAATAATACGGAGTATACACATGTCATTTGAAAACTTAAAGACCAATCGCACCGATGTCTCAAAACTAGTTTCTGCAGTGCAAGAAGCTACTGGTGCAACAACCCAAAAGAAATCTTACGAAGACGAAAGATTTTGGAAACCCACAGTAGACGAGTCTGGTAACGGTTATGCAGTTATTAGATTTCTACCAGCCGCAGAAGGTCAAGAATTACCATGGGTTAGGTATTTCGACCATTTCTTTAAAGGCCCTACTGGACAGTGGTATGTAGAGAAGTCTCTTACATCTATTGGACAGAAAGACCCACTTGGAGAACTGAATTCCAGACTATGGAACTCAGGTATCGAAGAAGATAAAGAAACTGCAAGGAAACAAAAAAGAAGATTGCACCACGTTGCAAATATCATGATTGTTTCTGACCCCGCAAACCCTTCCAACAATGGTAAAGTATTCCTTTACGATTTCGGAAAGAAAATCATGGACAAAGTCATGGACGTAATGCAACCGCAATTTCCAGGCGAAGAACCCGTGAACCCTTTCGATTTTTGGAGTGGTGCGGACTTTGAACTTAAGATTACTAATGTCGCTGGTTATAGAAACTACGATAAATCTTCTTTCAAACCAGTGAGTGCATTGTACGATGCAGATGAAACTAAACTAGAAGCAACTTATAACTCTATGTTTGATGTTGCAGAGTTTGTTGACCCAACTAACTATAAAACTTATGACGAGTTAAAACAGAGATTGTCTGTTGTTCTTGGAGAAGCTGTTGGAGAAGGTTCAACTCAGAAAATGGAAGACTTAGGAAAGACTGCAGAAGCAGTAGAACCTAAAGGTGTAGAAACCCCAGTGGTTGCACCAAGTACTCCAGAACCAGAAGTTGCGTCAACTGAGTCTGACGATGAAACTTTGAGTTATTTCGCTAAACTTGCGAATGACGAGTAAGTACTTAATTTAAAAACAAGATTTTTAGACCCCACAGAAATGTGGGGTTTTTTTAAAACCTTTTACCACGCATTATTGCACTACCACCACGCATTCTTCTTCTATTGTTTATAGGTGGTTCAACCATAGAAGTCATAGATTGTGAGTTATCATTTGAAACATTATTATTAGTAGAAGTATCAATTATGGTTGGTGGTGGAGGCCCCATTTGTTCTAGTTTTGCAGCTTCATTTGCATCAATGTTTTCATTTATTGTAGTTGACGGTTTTGGTTTAACATCAATAAAATCTCTATCAGGTGGTTCTATTCCTTGTCTTTTTTGTATTATATCATCTACTCTTTTTAGTTCTTCGATTAGTTTATCTCTTTCAACTCCTTCTTCTGTTTCTGCAATTTTTTTCTCTAATCGTTCTCTATTTTTTATTTGACCAGCATCTACTGCTTTTGATGCATTATCTGTATCAAAGTATTCCATGTCAGCCATGTTTGTTAAAAACTCTGGAACTTCAAAACCTAATGCTTTTGCAATAGTCCCACCTATCGCACCTAGTTTTTTTCCTATCATTATAAAAATATTTAAGAAATGATTTACTGCATCTTTTAAACCACCTATAACAATTCCAAAAACTGAACCCATATCTCCTATACCAAGATTTTCTAAGTTCTTTTTAATCATAAAGAATATTCCAACTATTGCTCCTATTGCGGCTGCGACTACTACAATGATAGGTAAGAAAGGTGCAACTGCAGCCATAATGGTTGTTCCCATAGTCATGAGTGAAGTCAGAAGTGCGGGAATAACTGCACCCCTAATAAATATTGCAGTCATTTGAAGACTCTTTAACATCGTCTGAAATTTACCACCCAATGTAAGTGCAACTTTTTTGAATGATGTAGCCATGAATAGAGTTGCAACTTTAATAAGTCCAGCTAATTTTGCAATTACACTCCACACTTTTGCAACTTTTAAAGCGGCCGCAGTTGCCATAAAACCTAATTTTATTAAACCAGTAAGTGCAAGAATAGATAAACCTGCTATAACAATCTTATCAAAGTTATCTTTTAAAAATGGTAATACTTTATCTTTTAAAAAATCAAAAAAACTTTTTACTGCGGGAACAAACTTATCTTTAATAAATTCTTGAACACCTTCCATAGATAATAAACCTATTAGTGTTGCACCTAAGATTGCTTTGAATGCTCCTGACTTCATAAATTTATCAGTACCAGCACCTATACCAGCAATTGCTTTAAGAAATGAACCTTCATCGATTGGTTCTGGTTTAGGTTTTTCTTCTTCTTTTTTACTTTCTAAAGAATCTCCTTCTGCTTGTCTTTGTTGTGCAGTAAAGAAATCTCCAAAAGTTTTTGCAAGTCCACCTAATAATTGTTCTTGTACTCTTCTAGATTGTGCAATGTTTTGATTAAGATTAGAGTCTCTTTGTCTCTCTTCTTCGTTATTGGTTTTGAGTTGGTCTACAACTGCAGCTAAAGTGGTCATACTACTATTTATACTTACTCTCTAGTTTTTGACGTTCTTGTTCTTCTTTTTTTATCCATTCTGCTAATAAAGTTAAATATATTTCCCTTTCCCACGGCCACATGTTTTCTATTTCAGTCAAACTATACTTGTAATGTGTGACCAAGTTAAAGTTTGTCTGATAATAATTATATAAACTATCATGAGAAAGGCTTAGGTAAAAAAATCCTGAATACCTTTTAACTTCAATTCATTATGATGTCCACAGTTAGAACAATCAAACTTGACATCTTTTTCCAGTGAGGGAATGGTGTCAACAAAATCTGTTATCGATTTAATTTGGTCACTAGTCATAGAGTCAATGAAATCATCAACTTCTTTTGCTGATACTTCACTTACATCTATTCTTTCATCATCACTAATAACTGCACTGAAACATTCTCTAATAACCATAAAACCAAATTGAGTTTCTTGAATACCTTCCTTAAAGTTATCAATAAAAGTTTTGAAAGGGGGATACTGTAATTCTACTGAAATAGTATCTGTTAGTTCTACAGTACTTTCTATATTTTTTGGAACATCTATTGTAAGTTCAGAAAGGTTTATGTTCATTTCGTTTTTTGTTTTGCATTCTTGACAAATTAGATTTACGTTTACAGACTCACCAACAGACTTACCACGAATTTGAGTAAACATATACTCAATGTCAAAAGTGGTAAGTTTAGATTTAACGTATTCTCCTTCAACACATGCATCTATTGTATCCAACATTGCTTGCATTGCAGTTTTTTCGTCTTTTGTTTCAAATGCCATAAGAAGAATTTTTTCTTCTTTTACTAAGTATGGTCGAAACATAACAGTCTTACCCGTTGAGGGTACTACCATTTCGTGTTTAGGGGTTGCATTTAGTTTAGGTAATGCACTCATAATATCTCCTATAATGTATTAATATATATTTAAATTCCAAATAATGCTTTTCTCAATCCAGTTTTTACAGCTCTTGCACCTGCTTTCTTCACTGCAGATTTAGCTGCATCTTTCAATTTGTCTTTAACTCCAGTTGCTTCTAATAGTCTATCTTTAGTATTACCTTCAACTACTTCATATCGTTTGTAAGATAGTTGTACATTTACTTCTATCAATCCGTCAGGGTCATTATTTAATTCCATAGAGTTCATAGTAGTTGGAAATGCGTTTAATAATCTAGTAGAATACGTCACTGCATCTGCAAGATACTTAGCGCCTGGTGCGATTAGGCCAGGGTCAAAATTACCATTTGCAATATCTAATGGGCCAATAGGTGGTATCAAGTCTTTGATTGCATCTGGTAAAGGATTATCAAATAGTTTCTTAGGTTTAATTAAAGGATTGATTGCACCCTTTCTAAGTGTTTGAATGACTACATCAAAAGTATAATCCTTATAATATCCAACTTCTTGGGTTTCTTGATTGACTGCAAGGTTTTGCCAGTTCTCGAAGTAGTCTCTTACACGCATATCATTTAAACAATAAAAGGTTAAAGTAATATCTTCACTTGCATATCCATACGCAACCTTTTCATTGTTAAGTGCATATTGTCTTTCAGTTGTTAGTATTTGTCGGCCTGGAATACTTGCAACCTTACATAAGATATTTAAGTCTGTAGAGTTTACTCCACCAATCGGTGGTAAAAATACTCTCCATAAATTTGAAAATGCAAGACCGTCTCCAGCCTTTATGGTTGCAATCATGTCATCTACTTGATATCCCATTACCTTATCATTCTCCTACTGTCGTTATATACTTTACGTTGGTCTGCCTTTTCAAACAATGCAGTTGGTAAGAAGGTTGCAATCTCCCACTCGGGTGCTTTTACTTCTGCAAAATTACTTCTTACATGTTCATTTAAATAATGTTTGATGCATGGTTTGTAGTATTCTAAATCAGATGCAGATGCAAGAAGTTTAGTCGTTAGTTTAAATTTTGCATCTGGACTCTTTTTACTTGTCACATTATCCATAAGTGCATCAAGAAACTTTGCACGAAGTATTGGTGGTAAATAGTGTAAGTTCATTCCTAAAAACCCACCCTTTGCTGGTTTTACAACGATTGCAAGGGGAAACCTATCATAGTATGGTAAAGTTTCTTTATACTTTGGGTCATAAAAGAACATCTGCATAGAACCAATAATTCTACGAGCACCCCTATTCAAAGGTTCTTCTTTCATCAATGTTTCACGGTTTATACCCTTGATAACTTTTGCTTTTTTCATAAACCAATCTCTACTCTCTTTGGTTCTCGGAGTAATCTGATTTCTAAAAGCTGCAAGTTCTAACTTCTGGAATATATTTGACATACTTCTATTTATACTTATTTTTTCCTATTTGTGAAAGGTTTTAGTGGTTTCATAGATTTTGGTAGAATACCCATAGACTCTAAAGTTTTTTCTGTCCAGATTTGAAACTCATAACCATTGTCCTTTGCAAACTCATTAGCTGCGTCCCACTTATTCATATTCTTTACATAGGTTGCAGCCTCATTAATAAATGTCTTGGTTCTTCTACTTCCCTTTCTGGGTGGTTTAGTTTGTGAGTCTGGTTTTATTTCTACCAGTATAGTCTTACCTTCTTTAAATGTTATTTTTAAATCAAGAAAATATCTATGATACCTTTTATCTACTTCATAGAAATATGGGACAACAACTTCTTCGGAACTCCACGATTGTACCTTTGGATTATCATCACACCAACGAAAACAATTGCGTTCCCATAGAGAACGGAAGATGACATTCTGATAATCACCTTTATACTTTTTTGTATTTTTTACTTTATATCTTCCTTTGTATGTCTTCATTTGTGTATAAATAGAACTATAAAGTATTTATAGGAAACATAGATGGCAGACAAATCAAAGAACTTTGGAAACAAAGTCGCAAACTTCGGAAAGAAATTTATCGGTGGTCTATTATTTGATGACCTACCAGAAGCCGCAGAGGTATCAGAAGCAGACAGACTTGAATATCCTTTACATGATACTCAAGATTATAAGTCTTGTATTGAGTTTGGAACAATACAAGAAGAAGGAGTTGATTTAGAAGGATTGATTGGTTTCGGTAGTCTATTTGGTAAGAACGAAACTATAGAAGATGAAAGTGACGAAGATAAAGCAAACCGAGAAAAGAAAGAAAGTGAAGCAAAACAAAAACAAGAAGATGCAGCTAAAACAATACTAGAGAGTCAAGATAACATAGACTCTACACAAGGAAAAGATGATGCAGTACAAACTAGTTTTGGTATTGGTAATACTAGTGATGTAAATCCACAAATATTAAAGAAGTGTAAATTATATTTACCAGCTGCAATTCCTTTTCGTGATACTGCATCATATGAGAATGCGGACTTAGGAACGGCTGGTGCTCTTGCAGAAGCAGGGGGTAATGCGTCACAAGGTTTAGTACAATCTTTACTTGGTGGTCTTGGTACTACTGCTTCAGCTGCATTTGAAGGTAGTGGTGCAGACGGTCTAAGTAGACTTGCAATGACTAAAGTAAGTGTAGGAAAATATTTAGGTGGTGAAGGAACTGCACTCGCAGTAAAACAAGCTGCGGGTGTCACCCTAAATCCTAATACTAGGTCATTATTTAAATCAGTCGCACTTCGAGAGTTTGCATTTCAATTTAAATTTATCCCGTTATCAAAACAAGAACATGATACAGTAGTAAAAATTATAGATTTTTTTAGGTCAGAATTATACCCAGAAGATATTACTGTTAAAGTAGGAGAACAAGATACATCGATTGGTTATAAGTTTCCAAAAAGATTTAAAATAAAAATATTATATGAAGATAAAGAAAATTCTAACATACCAAGAATATTACCTTGTTATCTGCGTGATGTAACAACTACTTTTAATCCTTCAAATATGGGAATGCACCCTAATGGAGAATTTGGTGAAATAGATATGGGACTTGCGTTCTCAGAGACAAGAACACTATCAAAAAGAGATATTGGTAAACAAGGAGAAATGTTTTAATGAGTGGTACTAATTTTTTTAAAAACTTTGAATTTGTTCAATACTCTTTTGGTAATAGAGAAGACCCAGTCTTATTTAATAACATAACTCAATATGTAGATATTATTGATAAAATAAAACAAGAGGTATCATTTCTAAACCGATATACAATTATTGGGGGAGATAGACCAGATAGTTTATCACAGAAACTATATGGAACTACTGACCACTATTGGACATTCTATTTGATGAATGATGACCTAAGATATAGTGGTTGGCCTGTAGATACTAATGGTTTATTAGAAGCTGCACAATCCAAATATCCAAATAGAACGGTAGTCACTGGAGATGATATTGGTGCGTTGTTTCCAGTAGGACAAGTAGTAGAAGGTACAACTTCTGGTACAAGTGGTACGATAATTAAAAGAAATTTAGACTTAGGACAACTCGTTATCAAAACAACAAATGGAACTAAATTTACTGGTGGAGAACAACTTAGATATACAGATATAAATGGAGTATTTCAAGTATTAACAACTACTAGTGAAACCGAACAATACAATGCAGTTCATCATTACGAAAACACAGACGGTGTACAAGTAGATGTTGACCCACATAATTTAAATACCAGTGGACTTATTCCAATTACCTTCCGAGATAGAATGGAAGCTAAAAACGACTCTTTGAAACAAATAATTACAATCAGACCAGACTCAATCGATACGGTTGTTTCTGAGTTTAACCGTATGTTGAAACGATAATGTTATGTCACAATCTTCGCAATTTTCTATAACTAAATGTCATATAACCGCAGATAGACTTGGTGGTTTTGATAAAAAGTTCTATGATGTTAAAAGTCAAATAATAGAACTTAATATCTATGAGAGTTTAGAGAACGCATTCCTATCTGGAACTATTTCAATCATCGATGATAAAGGTTTATATGACATAATAAACTTTGACGGTACTGAAAGAATTAAAATTGAAATTGCGGGTATGGGTGAAAATGTTGACCCAGTATTTGAAAGAACCTTTATTATGACTGGTATTGATAACATGATTAAAGCAAAAGACAATGCAAGTGTTTTTGTCTTTGGATTGTTAGATGAACATGCATATGTCTCAGAAGTACAAAGACTTAGAAACTCTTATCGTGGTACATTGTCAGATATTATTGCAAAAATATCCGCACAATCACTTGACAAAGATATAGATGTATCATATACTTTAGACGGAAATCAACAAATCATTGACTCGGTACAAACTGAAATGCGAGTCATTGTTCCTAACTTAGCACCACTAGAAGCGATGCAGTGGTTATTATCAAGAGCAACTACTAAGACGGGTTCTCCGTTTTATCTTTGGTCAACCGTTCATGATGACAATCTAAGACTTGGTAATTTAGATGTCATGTTAAAACAACAAGCATTTAATAGTAAATTACCTTATAACTATAATAGTGCAAACATTAGTACTGCAGAACAACAAAATGATTTTGCACAAGGATTTACAGTAAAGGCTATTGATGAAAGAGGTTCAGGTGATACTTTAACCCTTGCACAATCAGGTAGTATAAGTGCGGACTATTGTGTTACTAATTTAAATACTGGACAGATATTCATGAAAAAATATGATATCGATACTCTACTGACTAATTTAAATAATGAAGGTACAATCGACAAAAGGTTTCAGAATGTTTTTGACGATAAGTTTAAATTAAGAGATAAACCCATAAACGAATATCGTAGTGCTATCATACATAATATAGTATCAAGTGGAACGTATGGAGAATATAAATCATACCATGATGAATACGATAAACCATTGCATCTTAAAAAACTAGAAAGTAGTGCAATCAAAAATTTATTATTTAAAAATATGAGAACTGTTGTAGTTCCAGGCACCGCATTCTTTGTGGGTAAAGCTGCAGTGGGTGATATTGTTAATTTAAATATAAGAAACGATAATACTGAAAATCCAACGAATGAAGACAATACCATTGACCAGAATAAATCTGGACATCATTTAATACATGATTTAAGACATACCTTTAGAGAAACCGCACACGAAGTGACCATGACCGTATGTAAACTCGAAAGAAAAGGAACTAAAGAGTCTAAGTTCTCAGGTAGAGGTGCAAAACAAAGATTAGAAATTAGAAAGAATAGTAGAGACTTAACCTTAAGAAATAAAAGATTGATATGAGTTATGATAATCCCATTCAAAGTGAGTTTTATGGAGATAATGTCCGTTGGTTTATTGCAACTGTCATAGATGCAAGTCCACCTTTTGGTTTTGAAGGACGAGTAAAGATAAGAGTACACGGACTGCATTCTCCAGAAACATACTTATTACCACAACAAGATTTGCCTTGGGCTCAATGTGTTCTTCCTACTACAGAAGGTGGAATGTCTGGTATTGGTAAAGTACCTAAACTACAACCAAACGCACTAGTCTTTGGTTTCTTCATGGACGGAATGCAATCACAAACACCCGTTGTGGTCGGTTCATTACCACATATAGAGATACCTACATACTTACAAGACCAACAACAGAATGAAGATGTTGGAGACGATAGTAAACCTTCAAATGTATTTCAAAGTTTCGTGGGTTTCTTTGCACCTAAATTTAATGTTGATGATGAAAATAATACTTCTAATGCGAGACAACTTGCATTTGGTGGGACTCAGGATAGTCGAGTAAAATATGCAGTTCAGTTCTTCATAAATATAGGATACACAGAAAACCAAGCACTTGCATTGACTGCTGGTTTATTTATAAAATCTGGTATGGCCACTGGTGGTTTTGGTCTTTGTGATTGGGAAGCAACTAGATTTAGAAGATTAAAAATGTTTAGTGATTTGTTTCATAGGTTTACCGTGCAAATATTTTTTGTTGCATTTGAATTGAGAAGTTTTAAGACAGATGCGAATATAAAATTACTTGCAACCGAAAAACTTGATGCAGATGACGGTGCATGTCAGATAGTTGCAAAAGATTATCTTGATAGTAGAAGTATAGTAGAACGAGAAGAATTAATTGGTTTAATAGAAGATAAAGCAAGAGAGTTAAAAGAAGATAATGAGTAATGAAGCACAGAAAAGAAGAATTGCACAACGTCATATAAACTTTTACCTTCGAGGGTTCAACAAAGAAGATGCACAGGCTGCTCTGGAAAGAGGAGACTATGAAGAAGTTCAAGAAATAATACAGTTTAATAGAAATACCAGATTAAATCATAACTTCGATGATGTTGAAGGTTATGATACTCCAACAGAAGTTGAACCACTTGAGATTACGGAGTCTTATAAGAATGAGGTAAAAACTGGTGAGGGTACAATGCAAATTGTACCAGAAGAAGCATTCTCTACAGAAACTTTAGTAGACCCAAAGAAAGAATTACTTACTGCGGGAACAGTAAACTTTACTAATAACTTTGCAACTATTACAGACGGTAGTGTAACACCCACTGCAACAATTACTGGGGGAGATAGTAATCAACCCATATCAGAATTAATCTCAAGTTTGACTGGACACCCTTCTTTGAAAACTGAAAAGAAAAAATTTGGTATGAACTTAGTAGGTTCATCAAGTCCAGAAGGTATCAAAGCCGCAATGGATAAAGGTCAAGATTTATTAGGTAAAACAAACGATGCAATTAAGGCAGTACATGATGAGGCTGGTGGACTTAAGTTTGTAAAAAATAATTTAGGAGATGATGCGAAAGACAAAGCACTATCTGCAATTAAAAGTAAAATAAGTGGTTTACCAGATATCAATAAAGCAATTCCTAACCCAGAAGATTTAGCAGCAGGTATTGAAAATCAAACTGGTAATAAACTATTAACTGCAAAGACCAAAGTTGCAAAAGCAAAACTAAAAAAGATTGCATCTGTAGTTGCACTAGTAGGAACTGTAGTTGCATTCAAAGATAAGTTATCAGGTTTTGTTGATAAAGCAAAAAGTTTTGTAAAAGATAATTTAGCTAAAGTTGCAACTGGATTGATTGTGGGTGGTATTATACAAGATATTTCGGAAAAAGTCAATAGTGGTATTAAGAATAAAATAACTGAAAACTTAGGTGCAGAACTACCTGCTAAAGTACAAGAAAAGGTCAATGAAAAAGTTGCAAAGGGTGATAAGAAGGGTGCAGCTGAAGAGATTAAAAAAGCTACTGGTAAAGTAGATGCTGACGGTAAAACTAGTCCAGAAACTAGTCAAGATGACTTAGACCGTATCGATGATTTAGCAAGTCAATTAAATCCAACTATATCGGGTTCATTAGTTAGAGATGCAAGTTTTTATGGAGAACCAGTGAAACTAGGAGATAATATACCTAAGTGGGCTGGAGAAAGAACTGGAGATGAAGCATTTACTTATGTCGCATCTGTAGAAGAACTCAACTCAGAAATGATGTCAATTTCAAGAAAGATATCAGAAGTAATAATTCATGCAACCGAAACTGCAGAAAATAAAAACATCGGTTCAATCGAAATAAACAATATACATAAACAACTTAAACATGACGGTATTGTTTATCATTATGTAATACGTAGAGACGGTAGATTACAAAGAGGAAGACCCGCAGATGTAGTATCAAACCATACTGCGAAGGAGAGTCATAATAACTTCTCTTTGAGTGTTGCATTAGTCGGTGGAATAAATCTTCCTACGGGGGACGTAAATCCCTTAGACAACCGTTCTGAGACTGCATTCACAAGAGAACAATATACCACACTTGAAAGATTTTTAGAAGCATTCTTTGTGAAGGTGCCTGGTGGACTAGTGTTTGGACATAATGATATAGAGATTGATGAACTAGACCCATACTTTGATGTAAAAGATTATGTCGAAAAAAACTTTAGAAAGACTTATGATAGAGTAGGTAATACTTTTGAGTTTGAAGCACTAGACCCAGATGACACGGAGATAAATAGTTAGTCATGACTACTAAGAAAGACAATCTAGAAAATAGACTCAAACAACTTGGAGAAGGACAAGAGGAGAGTATCGGAGTACCCGAGGACGGTTTTCAAGACCCAACTGGTGAGTATCCAAAAAGGGATTACAACTTTGGTTCGGGAATAAACAAAGCTGCAAGGGGTACAAAGATAAATGACCTTTATGTAAATGGTGGTGCAGAAGGTGTTCCACTAAACATTGAAGAACAAAGACCTTCTCGTTTTCCTTTCAATCAAGTAGATGAAACTCCTTCGGGACATGTCGTAGAATATGATGACACGCCTGGTGGAGAACGTATACTAATTAAACACCGTAAAGGTGCGGGTGTAGAAATGCGAGCAGACGGTTCGGTAGTTATTTCTGCAGTTAATAATAAAGTAGAAGTGACTGGTGGAGACCAAACTCTTATTGTCGAAGGTCATGGTAGTTTGGTATATAAAGGTAATTTAAATCTAACCGTGACTGGTGATTACAATGTTGATGTCGGGGGTAATTACAATGTACAAGTTGGGGGTAATCACATAGAAGGTATCTCAGAGAACCATAGAACCTATGTAACCAAGAATTCTGAATATGTGACCAAAGGTACTAAGTCAACCAAAACAATTGGTAAACACACCGATATTATGTTATCAGATAATAATCAATACGTCAAGGGTAATCAAAGAAACTGGATAGAAGGAGACAATGAGATTGCAGTAGAGAAAGATATGTCTGTATCTGCGAAGACTTCTCTTGCAATGACCAGTGAAGTATTCAATGCAACGGGTATCAAACAAGTATCTATCTTTGGACTCAAGGGTTCAATAGGTGGTAAGAATGTAAACTTTACTGGAGATGTCTTCATGGGTAATGCGGGTGCGAAACCGTTTACTAGTGGTGCATCATTCTATGGGTCTTTTCATGGACAAGCAACTGAGTCTATCTTTGGATTGTTTGCACATAATTCCCAGAATGCAGCTTTTGCTGAAGTGTCTGACCAAACAAACTCACAATCATATGCAGAAAATGCTACATCTGGTAGTACGACTGGAACTACTGGTGGTGCTCCAGATATTGCAATAGACCAAGAAACGAATAAACCATTAGGGCCACCACCGATACCAGATATTGTTGCAGCTTATGGAACAGTCGGAGAGTTTGCAGTACGTGATGTATCAATTGATAATGAAGATAAACTTAAGAACGCACTTGACTTTAGTGATGACTATCTAGGGTTCTTTGACCGACACCCAACAACTCAGGAGATTAGGTCAAAACTTAGAACAGATAGTAAAAGAGATGAACTTCTGGGACAAATGGTTGCAGAAGGTAGAGTAAGTAAAACATCATTTAGAACAAAACCAAAACGTATTGGTAGAGTTAGTGGTATAGAACCAACATCTAGATTTGGTTATACTGCAATAGGTAATGCAACGGAGAATAGGGGTAAAAGATTTACTCCGAAGAAACGATGACTATATTAGTAGTAGACCCAGTATATAATCCTAATTTAGTTGCAACGATTACATCTGCAACAAAGTTAGGGCCTGGTATAACCATTGCAAAGTTTCTTGGTGCGTATGGAAATAGAACATCTTTTAATCACATAGGTACTAAGAAGGAAAGAGAAGCAATCGCAAGACAATTATATCTACAAGCAGAAATGATGCGTATGATAAATGGTAATATAGATTTATTTAACAAAGTAAGATTAGTAGTAAGTGAAGGTATCTATCGTGCAGGCCCAAATGAAACTCTATCGGGGGATACTCTTGCAAAGAGTAAAGGAGAACTGGTATACTATCAAGTCATTGGTAATGACGGTATTGTTGATTTGGAAACAACATTTGATATTGCAGAATACTGGAAAGACTATGCAGACTATGGTGAGATACGATTAGACTACGACTCTTATAATCCAGACAATACTCTTACTGCACAGATTGGAGTGCAAATGCCTACTGTCGGAGAAGACTTTAATGTAAACTTTACCAGAATGATTAAGACTTTCTTTAATGGTCAATTACAATCTGACGGTGAGTTTATTGAAATACTAGAATACTTTGATAGAAACGATAGAAGAGTATCAAGAAACTTATCCAGTAAGATTACCTACGATACATCTGGTCAAAGTTCACATGGAAGAACCTTACAGAACCAACCAAGAAATTTAGAAAAACAATTAGAAGCAGAAGAGGTTATTAATGAACTTGCGGATACTCGTCCAGTAGGAAGTGGTCAAGAGTTAACTAAAGTCCCAGAAAACTTAGATGTGGTGCAAAGACATGTTCAAAATGAACCAGAAGATAGAAAAAGAGTAATAGAAAGAACTGATAAAATTACTATTAATGGTAGAGAAGTAGACCCAAATAGTGCAGAAGGTAAAGCACAACTTGAAAGAGGACAAAGACTCAGTCTTAAATTTGATAAAATCAAACGAGAAAAAGATGCAAAAGTGCTTCAAAGTAAAATTGATAGGGGAGAAATTTCTGGATATACTGGTGGTGGAAGTTCTGGAGATGATGAAGAAGATTTATAACGATAAAATAATCAAACGAGTATAAATAGATACATGGGAAACGCATACGCAAAAGAAGACCAAGGCGACTTAAATGTTTTTAACATTTCTACTAGTCGTTCGTCTAATTATAAAGACATTGACTTATTCTTCAAAGCGAAAGGAACAAGTGGTGATATATTTAAGAAAGAGAATGCAGCCGCAGTAAAACAAGCAATCAAAACTCTACTTCTAACAAATAGATTAGAGAAACCTTTTAATAATGATTTTGGTGGAGATGTACAAGGTAGATTGTTTGGACTTGCAGTTGATAGTACCGCAAGTGAAATAAAAGACCAAATACTATTTAGTATAGCGAAGTACGAACCCCGTGCAGAAGTATTGGATTTGATTGTCACACTTGACCCAGATAGAAATACATTACATGTAAATGTAGAATTTAAAGTAGTTAACACTGGTCAAATTGTAGAGTTTTCTACAATAATCGAAAGGGTAAGGTAATATGGGAACAACAACAATTAAATCAACCGCATTAGATTTTCAAGCAATCAAGAATAATCTAAAAACATTTCTTGCACAGACAGACGAGTTTAGTGATTATAACTTTGAAGCATCTGGTCTTTCTAACATACTAGATGTCCTTGCGTATAACACACACTTCAATGGATTGATTGCTAACTTTGCATTGAATGAGTCTTATCTTGGAAGTGCTCAGTTAAGAAGTTCTATAGTCTCACTTGCAGAAGGTATTGGTTATGTACCAGACTCTAAAAACTCTTCTCAGGGAGTTATTAATATGTCAATCAGTCTTGCGGGTGTTTCTGGTAGACCGAACAAAGTTACAATCCCAAGTGGTTTTAAATTCAACTCAACGGTAGATGATATTGTTTATGAATTCCAAACCCAAGAAGATATATCCGCAACCGATGACGGTGCGGGTGCATATAAATTTGCTACAGCAGACGGTAGTGAAAGTATTAAAGTATTTGAGGGGACTGCAACAACTAAAACCTTTTTAATTACTGGACAGACCGAAAACTTTGCATATATTATTCCAGACGAAAATATGGATATTGATACTGCAGTTGTTAAGAACTTTGAGACTGCAAGTGGAACAACCTTCTCAACCTTTACCGATTTAAGAAACGCAACCAGTTTGACAGAACTATCAAGAATTTATATACTTAGAGAAAGTCCAAACGGAAACTTTGAATTAAGTTTTGGAAACAAGACTACTTTAGGTATATCACCAGTTGCGGGAAACAAGGTCACGGTTGACTATCTATCTGTAAAAGGTGGAGATGCTAATGGTGCAAAAATATTCGCACCACAACAACAAGTACAAGTAAATGGTGTTGGTTATACGGTATCTGTTGCAACAGTATCTAATTCTTCGGGTGGTTCTGAAAAAGAAACAGTAGAGTCTATCAGAACTACTGCACCATTCCAGTATGCAACTCAAAACAGAGCTGTGACTGCAGATGACTATGCAACCCTAACAAAAAGAAACTTTAGTTCTTTAATCAAAGATATAAAAGCATTTGGTGGACAAGATGCACTTGAACCAGAATTCGGTGTAGTATT